ATCGACATCATAGAGAAAGGTCATAGGGGCTAATGCCAACTATTCTTGAATCAGTAGGAGATTACCTACAAAACACAGCAAGCGCTTTCGGCGCTCATGCTTCTCAAGGCACCCTTGGCACATCTATTTTTCTTGGAACCCTTCCTGAAACACCCGATGCTTGCGTAGCCGTGTATGAAAATGCTGGAAGTTCCCCAACATTTACTATGGGTTCAGGCGGTATTCAAATTGATTACCCAATGCTTCAAATTATCGCTCGGGCGAGTCGTGAGGATTACCCTACCGCTAGAGATAAAGCCGACACGATTCGCATTTTACTTGCGTCGGTGCTTGAAAGAACCGTCTCAGGGGTGCATATTATGAGGATTGAACCGATGGGTTCAGTAAACTTGTTAGGAGTAGACCCGAAGTATCGTCCTCTAGTTTCGGTGAATTTCCGATGTCTAGTACGAATGTAAACGAGGAGCCACAGGCTCCGATAGAGAGAGTGGCAGACCCTTATGGCAGAAACGCAACAACCGATGAGTTCCAAAGATGTTGGAAATGTGACAGGCTCCTCTTCGAAAGCGCAACCCGCCCGTGGAGTATTAGGTGCCCCCGTTGCAAATCTAAAAATAAATCAGGATAAATTTTTATCTGAATTAGATTCTTTAATTGATGCAGGTCGTACCTTAAATGGTTGTTCTATTGGATTGATGGTTGATGCTTTAGATGAACCATTAAAAAACAAATTAAACGAGATATTTGTAAATGAAAAAGTTTTATCTTCTTCTTTAGCAGATGTTATGCGTTCTTACGGACTTGTAGTATCATCTTCCGATGTACTTCGCCGACACCGCCGTAGATTGTTAGGCAAGGAAGGTTGCAAGTGTCGTATTCCAAATTCGGTGATAAACAATAAATGAACATTGATGATGCCTTAGATAATTTACTCAAGACATCCGAGATGAATTCAGTTCAAAAGACTGAACCTCGTCAAAGACAAGCGGAGTGGTTGCCTGGGGTTACTTGGCAAGGTGAAGAAGGAACAGTCACAACTCAACCAATGGAGGGCGATAATGCGCCCGATTGGTCAGGAGTTCTACGAATGTGGGGTCTTGACCCTGAACATTTCCAAGTAGTAGAACCAGTTCTTTTCAATGTGTGGGGCGATACTTTAGGAATTCTAAATCGCCAATGGAAAGGCAAAGTAGTTCGCAAAGGCAAACAAGAGTTTGCTGATATTGAAGCCCTTATCCAAGAGATTAAAAAACATAAACCCCGTGAGCGTAAGCCAATGGTCGGTGGTGCCTCTTTAGTAGTTTGTGCCTCTGACTGGCAAACTGGTAAACGAGATGGCGATGGTCTTAAAGGTTTAGTTGGTCGATGGCTTCAGGCTATTGATGATGTTGAGTTTAGAATTAAAGAGTTAAAGAAAATTGGTCGTCCCATAGATTCAATCACAGTTCTATGCCTCGGTGATTTAGTTGAAGGATGCGATGGTCACTATGACATCCAAACTTTTACGGTTGAAGTTGATAGAAGAGACCAAGTAAAGATTGCTCGTCGTCTTTTAAGAGATGCTCTTATACGATGGTCAAAGGTTGTTCCTGATATTACAGTCGCCGCTATTGGTGGAAACCATGGAGAAAACCGAAAAAATGGCAAAGCCTTTACTACTTTGAATGACAATGATGATGTAGCCCTAGTTGAGTCAGTTGCCGAAATTTTCCAAGCCAACCCTGAAGCCTACGGTCATATTCGGTTTGCAATTCCAACAGATGAGTTGAGTTTAACTATCGAAGTCCAAGGAAAGATTATTGGAATTACCCACGGTCATCTAGCCCGAAGCGCAGGAAGCCCTGAAGCCAAATTGCGTCGATGGATTGCTGACCAAACACTAGGTCGTCAAAAAATAGGCGACTGTGACATTTTAGTAACGGGGCATTATCATTCATTTCGTCTATCAGATTGGGGAGGAGTCAAATGGCTACAAGCACCAGCCCTCGACGGAGGAAGCGTGTGGTGGAGACAATCAACGGGGGAGATTGCGGATGTGGGAGTTCTGACCTTTGTTGTGAGCAGTCAGGGAGTGTCGGACATCCAACTATTATGAACGACCCAAGAGATATAGCCGCATACGCCGCAGAATTGGTCTCAGGAGACCGACAGGAAGCCTACGGGCATCCGCTTGATAACTTTACCCGTGCCTCAAAGATATGGTCTGTAATCCTCGGCTGTGAGGTTTCTGCCGAACAAGTTGCCCTTTGCATGGTTGGAATGAAGGTAGCCCGTGAGGTCAATCAATCTAAGCCCGACACCGTAGTAGATGGCATCGGATATTTTTTAACTCTAGGTATGATTCAAGAAGAAAGATTAAGAAGACTTAATTCTTAAAAAATCAATACGCTATACTGAATCCAATGTGCGCTTAGTCGCCTGAGTTTTTCGTCTCTTCCGTGTCCGAGTGACCTGACGGTCACTCGGGTTTTCTATGTGCCGTCACGGAGGAGGTTTGAATGGCTCGTTACAGAGTCTTACAAGGTATTGATTACCCACCAAACAAAAGAGCCGAGGCTGGCAAAGTCGTAGATGACTTACCTGCAACCTCGGTCAAATGGCTTTTGGAATCAGGAATTATTGAAGATGCTGATAAGCCAACTAAGAAATCACAAGAGCCAGTTGTAGAAGAACCTAAAGTCGAACCAGTAGCCGAGAAGGTTGAAGAACCAATCGTTGAAGAAGGTTTTGACCCTAACGCCGAAGATATTGATGGCGATGGTTTTGTCCAAGACGGCACCCCACATCAACGCCCAGTTGAGGAGAAATAATGCCTACTTTTCGCCACGGTAAAAATGTCAATGTCTTTCTTGATGAATTTGATTTTTCTACTTATTTTAATGATGTCAGCGCTTCAACAAGTATCGATACCGCTGAAACTAGCGCTTTCGGAACAAGCGCCAAGACCTATGTTGTAGGTCATCGTGATGGAACAGTATCTCTTTCAGGAATGTTTGAGGCAACTGCTTCCACAGGTACAGATGAATTTTTTGAAGATGCTCTTGGTAATGCAACCAAGACTCAAGTAATTGTTGCTCCCGAGGGTCATTCAAATGGCGCAGGAGCAATTATGTTAATTGCTGACGATACATCCTACGAGGTCTCAAGTGCCATCGCAGACATCGTTCAAGCAAGTGCAGAATTCCAATCAACAGATGCCGTTGAGCACGGGAGAATTCTTTCTTCAGGCTCGGCTGTAACAACGACTGGAAACGGAACGGGCGTAGATAACGGAGCCTCTACCACAAATGGTGGAGCAGGTTTCTTGTCAGTTCCAGTAAACACCCGCAATGGAAATATCACAGTAAAAATCCAACACTCAGCCGATAACTCAACTTTTGCTGACTTGGTTACTTTTACCGTGGTCGGCACTACAACTACAACTTCAGAAAGAGTTGAGGTTGCTAGTGGTACAACAATCAATAGATACCTACGAGTGAATTACACAGTCGCAGGTTCATCAGGCTCGGCTACCCCCGTGGTGGCTTTTACTAGGAGGTAAAAACAATGCCAACATTTAGACATGGTAAATCCACCGTATTCAAAGTAGACAACTCAGGTGGAACCCTTACCAGCATCAGCGACACCCTTACAGATGTTTCATTCCCACAATCAGTAGACACAGCCGAGACTTCCGCTTTTGGAAGTTCTGCTAAGTCTTATGTTGTTGGATTATCAGACTCAACAGTTAGCGTTTCAGGAAACTTTGACGCAACAGTTGATGCTCACTTGGCTGGAATTTTAGGTCAAGCGGCTTCAGTTTCTTTTGAGTATGGTCCTGAAGGCTCAACCAACGGATTCGTCAAATACACAGGAGAGTGCTTCCTAACTTCTTACGAGAAGAGTGGTGCTATCGGAGATGTAGTGACATACTCTGCTGAGTTCCAAGTGACAGGCGCCGTAACAAGAGGCACCTACTCAGCATAAGAACTGTATTAAAAAAACTTAATAATTTATCGTGACCAACCTAGTGTCCCAAGGAGAAAAAGAAATGACAGATTTACGCAAAAACATATTTGACGCCGATGATATTACGAAAGAGTTAGTGGAAGTCCCTGAATGGGGAGTGACAGTAGAAATTCGTTCTATGACGGCTGGACAAAGAGCAACACTTACTGAAGGAGTTACATCCTCAGACAAAGTAGATGTTTCTAATATGTACGCAAAAACTGTAATCGCAACCGTGTTCGACCCTGCAACTGGCTTGCCAGTTTTTACAGACCAAGACCGTGAAGCCATTCTTTCAAAGAATGGTGCAGTCATTGAGCGTTTGGCAACAAAGGCTCTTGGCAGTTCAGGTCTTAGCGAAAAGGCGGTAGACCAAGCACAGGCTCGATTTCCTCAAGAATCCTGAGAGACGGTTTCTTTTCGAGATAGCAGAAAAGTTAGGTAGGACGGTGGGTGAACTTCTTTACGGAAGTCCCGCCCACCGACCTCTTAGCAGTATGGAATTAACAGAGTGGAACGCCTTTTATCTTGTCAAAGAAAAAGAGCGTGAGAAAGCGGAGAGAAAAGCGAAGGCTAGGAGATAAATGGCTGAATCACCTACCATGGAAGTCCGTGCCCGATTAACGGCTGACTCCGCTCAATTTACAAAAGGTTTACAAGAAGCCTCAAGAAGTGCTGAGGCTTTTCAAGGTGCGGCATCAAAACTTAATTCAAGTCTAAATGCTCTTGGTGCAGTCGCCGCTGGTACGGCAATTAGTTTAATTGTCTTTGCCACAAAGTCTTTCAAAGCGGCGGCTGAAGTCCAAGAGTTAGATATTGCTTTACAGGCGATTGGTCAATCTACTCGATACGGATATGCCCAACTTGCTATTGCGGCTGAAGAAATTCAAAATGTTGGATTATCTGCGGTGGCTTCTCGCAAGGCAATTATCAAACTTGCTCAATCAAATGTTGATTTAACTAGCGCTACTGAATTAGCCAACATTGCTCAAAACTTATCTGTTACAGCAAGCGTCAATTCAGCGGATGCCTTAAATTCTTTAATTTTTGCTATTACAACAGGTCAAACAAGAATGTTGCGTCAGATTGGTATTACCGCTGGAGCAACAGAAGCCTTTGCTATTTATGGACGAACAATAGGCAAGAGCGCTAGTGACTTGACTATGGCTGAAAGACGCCAAGCAGTTTTGAATTTGATTTTAAGAGAGGGAATTAAAGTACAGGGTGCTTATGCCTTAGCAATACAAAGTCCTTCTCGAGCCTTAAAGGAAATGGGCGACCAAACTAGAAGATTGCAAGAAGCAGTTGGATTAAGATTACTTAATGCTTTTAGCGCACTAATTTTATCTACCCTTGAATTGCGTACTAAATTAGCAAGAGCCTCCGAAGGTACTGGTTCTTTCTCTAAAGTTCTTGACGCTTTAGAAAAAGTATTAACTAAATTAGCAACTCCGTTTACAACTTTGACAACAAATATAGGAAACTTTATTGAAAGAATTGATAAGAGTAAATTAAGTGTAAACGAAATTGCTTCAACCATGGAAAAGGTATTGCCTATTGCGGCGGCGTTTGCTACATTCTTTGGTATACGAGCAGGTAAATCTTTAGCGCAAGCGGCGCCTTTCTTCGAAGGATTTTTCTTACAACTTTCAAGATTTAATTTAATTTTTACTACTTTTGTTTTAGCAGTAACTTCTCCTCAATTAAGAGGAGCAATAGGACAGTTAGTTAGCGCTTTTGCACCATTGTTGCCAGCAATTCAAAAAATAGCAGTTGTATTCGCAAACTTGTCTGCTTTAGTAATAGGTGTCGTTGCAAAGGCTATAAGATTCTTAGCCTCAGTTGTTGAAAGAATTGCAAGTGTTTTCCAAAATAGTGCAAGAGCGACACAAATTCTTGTTATAGCCTTTACAGGAATTGCTACCGCAGTTGGTATAGCAACCGTAGCCTTCTATGCTCATGCGGCCGCTTTAAGAATAGTCGCCTTTACTCAAACTGTATTACAAGTTGCAACTACTCTATTAAGTGGAGCGCAATTAGCAAGCATCGCCTCTACTAATGGTCTTGCGGCGTCAATGCTTAGACTCAATGCAGTTCTAGCGGCTAACCCAATTATACGAATTGTTTTAATTATTGGTGCTTTAGTTACAGCCCTTGTGGTTGCTTACAAAACTTCTGAGTCATTCCGTAAGGTTGTTGGTGCGGTCTTTAACTTTGTAGCAAAAGTTGTAATTACCGTCCTTGGTTACATTATTCAGTATTTTGGTCATGTTATGAAAGCCTTGGCTTCAGCCATGCGAGTGTTTGGATTCTTTGCCGAAGTAATAGCCAAGGTCTTTGAGTTTGTAATAGATATATTTCTTACTTGGGTTAAATTTGTATTGACTTCATTCAAGAATGTTATTGATGGTTTTGTAAACCTTATGGAAACAAATGACACTTTCCGAAAGATTGTAATAGAAGTATTTAATACCGTAATAAGAGTTATCGCTCTAGCGGTAACGGCTATCGTAACAAATTTTGCCAACATCTTGAAGGCTATTGCAACTGGTATTTATTTCTTTGAAAGATTGTTAGATGTAGCCAAGGTTATTGCAAAGGGAGTTATTGGAGCGTTCTTGGCTTTAGGTAAAGGCGT